GCCTTACCGGCGGCCATTTGGTCTATCCACGACTGGAACCGGGAGCCCTGAAGCTCGCCTGAGAATATCGCGGTAGGAAAGCCTCGCTGAACCGCGTTCAGTGCAAAGAAATCCAGAAACGTTGTCTTTCCAGCGCCGGAAAGCCCTGAGAAAATTGTAAGGTCGCCGAGCGTAAAGCCCATTATCTTGCGGTCCAGCGCCTCCACGCCAGAAGGTATGCTTATAAGCTGGGACGGGTCCTGCCAGATAATATCTTTCATTGAAAGCCAGATTTTGCCCCTTTCGTCCTCTTTTATCGGCTCAATGGGTTTCTGTTCCACCCGGCCGTAGTAAGTGCGTTTACGGGCAAATTCCTCGCGTTCCCGGCGGTCGTATGCTTGCGGGTCGTAGTGTAAGCGGAACTCCCGCCAGTGGAAGTGCTGACAGGAATTGTGCAAGCACCGGAATCCGATTGCTCCAGAATCAAGCATGAATAGCGCCGAATCCGGGGCCTTGTGGCCCCCGAACGGGCACTCCTCCAGAACGAATTTTACACCGCCAGAAAAGCGGCTTTCTTTCGCAATCTTGATATTGTGCTCCTGAATGAAGGCCCGGAGGTCGAAACGCTCAGTAGAATATCCGTTGTAGCGGCTGGGCGCTTCCTGTTTCGGCAGATACGATGCGACTTTCTTTATGTACGCAATATCTACCTGTTTGAACTCTGGAGGCGTGAACAGAAAGAAAGACTGACGCTGCGGGCGCTCCGGCGTGTCGGTTCCCTTGTTTGATTTGGTCCCGATTAGCTTCGCAATACGCGAGGCGTTAAACACGCTGGTATCAATCTTGACAGCATCTGTTGAAAAGAGCATATCCAGCACCTGCAGGAAGTCTTTTATCAGGTCGTTGTTTTCGGGCGTGTTGGCAATGCAAACGCGGTAGTACAGATGATAGCCGTTTGCTGAATCAGCAATCACCGGCTTTTCAAATCCCTGTTCGGTGAGATACCGGCTAATCTTCTTTGCGGACTCCAGAGCCAGCGCCTTTTCCTCTTCCGTCGAGTTGGTGTCTGAGGAGCGTTCCGGGTCAAGGTCGATAAGGAGCGTTGTCCGGTAGTCTATATCGCCGTCAGAGGTGGTGGCCTTTGGCTTGGGTATGATACAATCGTGTTGCGTTCGGCCGTAGCACGAATCCTTAACGGCGTTGATAGTAGCGTATATCCCGTAGCCGTCGTAGGCTTTAATATCCGCTATGAGTTTTTCCGGGTCGGTGTAATACCCTGAGAAAGTCCGGCCGCTCCCCAAAATTCGGATTTCGGTTAGCGGCTCGTCCTTCTTGAAAGTATCCCACCACCGGCGTATTTCCTGTTCGTTAATCATGATTACGACTGAGGTTTGGTGTTACGCTTGCGCTGGCCGTTCTCAAATTGCTCGGCGAAAAGACTTTCAACGCTCACTGGTTTTGCCGGGGCCGCCGCCTCTTGTGTTTGGGAGTAGTCCGGCAAATTGTTCAGGAATGTGGAGAAGTTTTTGATATAGGTTTTCGTTTCGATGCAATCCGCAAGGTAGCGCTTGATGATTGACAAGAGCTCGTCCTCGGTGTGTTTCGCCAGAAGGGTAATGAGCTTTTTCTTGTCTTTGCTGGATTTGCCGGTTGCCCGCCCACTGACGGGGCAACGAGTAGGATATGCGGCATAAAGACGTTCGGAAGATTTTTCTTTATCTGATTTATCAGATATTTCTTTTATATCTATCTTCTTTATATCTTTATATTCTTCTGTTGTTGCAATTTCGCGTAAAGGTTGGTTGCCGTCCTGCGTGTCATTTGCTTGCGACTGCGACTCGCAAATGTATTGGTAACTATCATAGTTGCAAATAGTTATCTTTGTCATTTGGTTTGTCGTTTCTATGCTAACTTGTTTGCTATTTTGCAAGCGATTAAGGCACGTGCGTACCTGAGATACCGAAAGCCCCGTATCACGCGACAAATGAGAAAGGGAGGTTACAAGTTCGCCACGGTGAACGGTAACACCGCGCCATTCCTTATCTTCCCAATTCGCAACGAGTAGTAAGTGGACCCACAGCGCCGTCATTTCCGGTATGCCGTACCACTCCCACTCCAGTAGTCTTTGATGAAGCCTGATATAGCGCATTAAGCCTCGTCGTCCAGAACGGCAAGCGCGAATCTGAGCGCGGCTCTCAGGGTGTCAAGCTCAGTATCACCACCGAAGATTAACTCAATCTGACCGTCCATTACGTCGATTTCCTCGCCGTTTACACGGAGGCGCATATCCGTAGAGGCATGGTCTTTTAGCTTCAGGTAGGTTCTGCAGCCGTGGCCGGAGTCGCCCCCTTTATAGCCGGTAGTTCCAACTTCGCACTCCAGAATATTACAGGTAGTCAGTTCGACTTTCTGGGTAGGTACGGTAATCTTGTCGATAACGACCTTTCCAGTTCCATAATCGCGGCGAACGTCGTCGCCCTCTTTCAGTAATTGAACTCTTTTCATGGTTATTGGTTTTTAAAACAAAGATTTTCCTTTGACTGGAATATTGCCGGGCCGCCGCTTCTCAGGCTGTTTGCGGCCATTTCGCATAGCTGGTCGGCCCGTTCGTTCCACTGGTCCCCGTTGTGGCCCCGTACCCACATGAGCTCCACGCGGAGTTGATTCTTGCGCTTTAGCTCATAGAACTTGTCGATAAGCCCCAAATTGGACTTTGCGGACCATTCGCCGGAAAGGACCTTAACGGCATATTGAGAATCGGAATAGATTACAAGCTGGCTTCCTTTTGGAACAACGGTAAGCGCCCTGAGAATTGCTCCGAGCTCTTGCTCATTATTGCGCTGTTTCTTTTCCGGGTCATATTCACAGTGACGAGCGGCGGCGCGTTCAAAAAGCACTTGCGTTTTGGACTGGTCCAGAATCACAAGTGCCGAGGCTCCGTATCTGTCGGCCATTTCGTAATAGCCGTCAGTGTAAACTATAAACTTTGCCATATCAGAATAGCGTTCTTTGGACGAACGGGAGCACCTTTTCAGTAGCGTCCTTGAAAATGTCCTTTTTGATTTCAAAGCCGTATGCCTTTCGCTTCAGGTTGGCGGCGGCAAGTAGTGTCGTACCGGAACCGGCGCACGGGTCTATCACCACGTCCCCATCGTCCGTAAAGATTTCGATAAGGCGCTCCAGCACCGGCACGCTCTTCTGGGTAGGGTGAACTTTGTGCGTGTCGTTGTCGCGCACCCAATCGAAGCAGTTAAAGACCATTGCTCCGTTGTTGTTGAACTTTGGGAGCCTATTGCGGTACAGGAGTACGGCGTATTCGCAATTACCGACTACCCTCATGTTTGCTTTGAGTACCTGCGCCGAGTAATTCTTGCGGAACACCAGATTTATGTAGTTGTTGAACCCAAACTCCTTTGCGGTTTCGATAAGCTGGAATTGCTGTTCAAAGGAGCAAAAGATAATCATACAGGGAGCCCCGCCCGATTTCTTTCCGGTCTTGCCTATTTCCTTGCCTTCCGAGTTGTCTTTCGGCTCTGGTTTTAGCATCTGGGAACTGAAATGCAGGAACTCTTTTACCCTGAACGTGTAATCGGTGTCGAAAAATGCTTTTCCGGCCAGCTTGGACTCCCCGTTTGAGTTGTCCCCGCCTTCGTACCACATAGGGTTTGAGCCGTAAGCGTCCGTGCCTATTGCGTAGGGAATATCAGAGAGGATTAACTGGGCCTTCTCGTTTATTCCGTGTGATTTCCAATTCTGGTAGGAGTCGTTGCAAAGCTGAATACCGTTCGTTTTGTCGATATAGTCCGGGTATGGTCGTAGCCTTGCTCGTTTTTCCTCCAGTGATTGTTTCTGTTGTTCAGTCATTGTCAAAAAGATTTAGTTGTTGGGGCCGACGTTTCTTTTCATCGGCCCGGTACTCGTCATATCTTACGCAGTAGCCTCTCTTGTATGAGCAATGGGCCCGCGTAGCGTTGTTGTAGTAACAGCCGTTGCACGGCTCTTGGCCGAATTTCTCCAGCCATTGTTTCAGAGAGAGCATAATGTAAGGCTGTTTTCGTGGGCGTAAATGATTTTCCCTGACGGGAGGCGTATCAGAATACCTCTTGGCTCGAATCGTTCAATTACGCCCGTTTTAAGGCCGTTCACGGTATCCCATGAAACGCGGTCGCCGACGTTAAATTTCGATTTCGACGGTTCGGCTGAGTTTTCCATGATAGCCACGGCGTTTGAGTTCGGCGGTGAGAATTACGCTCGGGATACTGGCAAGGAGCATTTCGTCAAACTTAGCGTCTTTGTCAGCTTTGTAGTCCTGGCCGAAAATAGCCTCCATTAAGTGCTGTTCCGGGGTTCCCTCCGGGAGCCTTGCCTTACCGGCTTTCTGGCGCTTCTTCATGCAGTCCTTGCAATACTTGGTGTAGCCGTATGCGTTCCTACCAAACGCGGTAATCGGCAACTCTCGGCCGCAATCAGCGCAGGTGCGCTTAACGGATTCCAGCGCTTGCTGTACCTCGGGAGGCGTGGGGTTGTTTTCTTTGCTCATGGTTTGTTCGATTATTGGTTGTTTTTGTTCGATTTCAGGCACTTTTTGTTCGATTTGGTCCCGTTTATCGTCTAATAGTTCAAAGTGGCTACACGGCTTTTGAAAGTACCCTACTTCGCGTTTCCGGGAATCGGGGCACTTACATAAGCCGTCGCCGTGAAAGAAAAAGCAGTTTGAGCAGTACATTAGAATAGAGTTGTCTTGAAATAGTCCTGTCCTTTTGCCACAAAGAGCCGCTCGACGGATTCCGTCGGCCGGTCCGCGTTGAGGGTGGAGTTGATTCTGGTTTCCCAAATGCACTCGAATCTGTCAGACGGCATTTCGTATTCTGAGATATAGACGGGGACCGTCTGTTTCTCAATCCACGCGAATAGCGCCTCGGAGTCAAAGTCTGACATTTTCTTGGCCCCGTAGCCGTTTGTGTTGGCGTATGGCGGGTCCAGATAAATGATAGAATCGGGCTGAATCGCAACTTCGTTGTAGGAAAGCTGAGATATTTGTAACCGGGCAACGCGCTCCAGATTTTGTAACCGGGCAACGCGCTCCAGATTTTGTAACCGGGCAACGCGCTCCAGATTTTGTAACCGGGCAACCCTTTCTAAATGCTCCAAATGTACGACCCCTTTATTAGCGTGGTCGGCTTCGTTTTTGGCGTTGATAATATCGTAAGCCGCGAGCCGCCTTTGCTGAACGTCGGGGATAGAATCAATGGGGGTTAGGTCGTATCCGTATTTTTCAATCAGGGAATAATCCCGAAAGACTATCGCATAGTGTAGGGCCTTTTTGTAGTTCTCTACTTCACCGGCCGCATAGATATACGTTCTGCAATCCGTACCAAAGGAAAACAAGAGCTTTACAAAAGCGTCGTCCGTGGCGAAAAACTCCTCCCGTGATACCCACCGCGACTCGTTCCGGTACTTGCCTTCAAGAGCGTTGGCGAATATTTGCGGGTACGGTTTAATATCGTTGGCAACGACGGTCTGGTACTTCCCGGAGAACATGGCGGCGTGCGTAATAGCGCACCCACCGGCGAACAGGTCATACAGCGTACCTGCAGGAGGAAGATGCTCCAGTATTTCCTGAGCGATACGGGATTTTGAGCCTTTGTATGGTAATCCGTATTGCATTAGAATAGCCTCCCCTGAAACGGACCGCCATAACGTTGCTTGCGCTGGCGTTCGATGCTTTCACAAACGCCCATGATAGCCTCGGCCCGCCCCCGGAGGGAATCTTCATAGTCTTTCAGTTCCTCTTCCGTCTGGGCCACGTAGTAGCCCTTGCTGGTAGCAATCAGGCACGGAACTAAATCATTCTGGCGAATGTGGTTGATAATTTTTCGTATTCGTGCGGCCCCCGGCCGGATTTCCTGCGGGCAGGACTCTGCAATATTCTGGTTATAGACCGCGTTTTCGCGCCCGTAGGCCATTTTCAGCGTTGGAATGATAAATTCCATTGCCCGAAGCTCAGAATCGCTTAAAGGGGCCGTTTCTTGGCTAAATCCGTGTATCATTACTCAAAGATTTTGGTTAAACTTGGCGGCCGGAGGCGGTATCACCCGCAACCGACCGGATTTACGAAAGCTCAGTGATGATTACGAGCCTTCCGTCAATGACCTTTGCTCCACGCTTTTTGAGCTCGTCCCAAAGCTCCTGAGTGGAAAACTCAGAAAGGCTTATGGGCTTATCTGCGTCCGGTCCCGTGCTTTCGGGTTCAGGTTCGGCGGTGCTGGTGTCGGGAACGCTCTGCTCTGCTTCCGCGTGGAGTTTCTTTTTGCGGTTTTCCTGAGCGTTGTTCTGGATTTCTGCCAGACGATATGCAACGGTCATGTAGAAATGCTCCGTAGGTTCGCTGGTTGCAATCCATGTGTACCTGTATTTGTGGTGTCCGATATGGACCTTTTTCAGAACACCGCGCTTAACAAGCTCTGAAACGACCCGGCAAAGGTCCGTGTTTCCGTAGTCCTTCCACCCGTCGGCGTATCCGTCGCCAGTGGTAAGCGAGTAGATTAAATCAACAGCGTTCTTTGCGCTACTGATGATTGATTTAGAGGGTTTACCCCCCCCCCATTTTTCCATAGCTCTTTTCCATTTGCTCAAAGTTTAATCCCGTAGTGCCGGGCCAGTTCGTGCTCCATATCTTGACTCCAGCCGTTTTCAGTACACGTCACCCACTTTTTGCGGGCGAAAGCGTTATACAGGCCGGGCCGATTAAGTGGTGTGAATGATACCTCGAATTTCCACCGGTCCTCGCGGCTCAGGAGTTCTGGTTTCTGGTCTGGCTGATAGGTGTTGTAGTAGAGGTTTTCAATGACATAGGAATTGTGGTCGCAATCGTACTTGTCGTAGATTGCAAACAGCTTATCCCATTCGTAGTAGTGCGGAAGATGCGTCGTATAGTTCAACATTCCGAGCCCGTCGCGCTTGCAGACAAGCCCCGTCTTTGCGAGGTTCCTTCTCCATGTGTTCGGGTGTTCGGCTCCGGTAGTCGGTAGCCAGTCGTCCTGAATCTTTGGAAAGAGCACGTCCTCAAACGTGAAATCGTTTACGGCAAAAACGTCGTCACCGGCAACGATAAAGCCCCTTGTATCCGGGAATCGGGCCCGGGCTTTTCTGGCGCACGAAACGTAGTCCAGATGCGAGCGGTATTCCACGGGGACGGCCGGGACTCTTGGTGATTCAACATTTACAACGCCTTCGATAGTAGGTAGCCCCTCGCCCATAATAGCGAGCGTGAAGTCGGCTTTAAAGTGCTTTCTCCAGCCCGCTATTGCAAGCATAAGCTCGTGTCCTTGTTGGCCCGAAGGCAGGTGCGGTATCAGTACCAGCATATCAGAAGTTGGCTAAGTTCTGTTCAAAATCCTCCCGGGTAACAAATGGCTGGATAACGCCAAATACGGTGTCTTTCAGCCGTTCGTAGAAAGTGGAAAACTCCGCGTTATCCATACCCCCGAAATTCCACGTCTTAGGGGCCTCCACAAAAGCATGAAGCCTCCGGTTGTAGTAAACCTTGTAATACCCGCTTGCGACCGTCAAATAATCCCGGAAACCCTCCACGGACCGGAATCCGTTTTGGGTTTTCTCGGGAAGATAAGACCACGCCGCGTTGACGAGCGCAAAGGCTTTTTTGTGGAGCTCATAGTTGCGTGCCAGCCGGATTTCAGCCGTGTAAACTTCGCCGATTTTGAGCATCTTTTTAGCGTCGTAATCGTCGTCGTAGCACGGCTTTAATCCTTGCGGCGTGTTCAGTAGGGTAAGTTTCATATTAGAAACCTTCCGGGAGGTCGTCGGGTTGCGGCTGGGTGTAAGCCGGGGAGTTCATCGGCGGGTACTGAGGATTGCCGGGCTGGCCGGGTTGAGGAGGCATACCGGGCGCGGGGGTGTATCCCTGTGGTGGCTGCGGCTGATACCCGGGCTGTGGTGCGTATCCGGGGGCCGGTGCTCCATAGCCTTGCTGGGGATAACCCTGCGGGTATCCGGGCTGGCCGTAGCCCTGAGCGGGAGCGCCCTGAGCCGGGGCCGCGTTTAGGGGCTTCTCAGAGAGCAATTCCATGTTTGCTACAACAACCTCAGTTGCGTAGCGTTTGTTGCCGGACTGGTCCTGCCATTCGCGGGTGTGGAACTTACCCTCCACGAAGATTTTTGAGCCCTTCTTGACGAACCTTTCCACAATATCGGCGAGCTTGCCGTTGAAAACGAGCGGAATCCACTCGGTCGCTTCTTTCGGCTGGCCCGTCTGACGGTCGGTCCATTTCTCGGTAGCGGCAATCCTTACAGATGCCTTTTTCCCTCCGTCTTGGAAGGTGACGATTTCCGGGTCCGCTCCAGCGTTCCCGATAAACATACATTTGTTCAGTGACATATTGTTTGAGATTTAGTTTGCTTTTCCAGCGCCGGGCGTGAACGGAACAGGAATCATTCTAACCTTCTGTTTGAACCTCGGGAGGATTTCGATAAAGGTTTCAATTATATCCTTAAATTCCGGGTTCCCGCCGTATGCGGCAAGCATGGCGTGAATCAGGTCCTCTTTTGAACCCGTAACTGCAGACTTGCAACCGTCAACGATTCCGGTAATACAGACAAGACAACTTTTGCTTTCGCTGTCCTCTTTGGCGTTTTCCAAAACGGCTTCATGAAGCGCGTCGTGGAGTTGTAAGAGCTTTTCCTCGGGTATCATTCTGTTGCGGGTTTAAATGATACACTACCTTTGCAGGTGATTTCCTTAGCGACCTTTGCAAAGACGGCCGGGTAGAGCTCTTTGAGCTTTGCCGAATCAACGCGGGTCTGGGTGTACGCGGCTTTGCGCTTGATAACGCCGCCGGGGGCTTTCATTTCCTCGAGGTTGTTTTCCTCCATGTATGAAAGCAACTTGGCATCGGCGGTTTTCAGCCCGTCCTCAATCTGCTTAATAACGGCTTTGAGTTCCGCTATCTTGGTGTAGGAGTCCACGTAGGAAACAAGCTCCTCGCCAGACAGGACTAAGCCAGCGTCCGGTTTGTCGTTTTCGTCCTCGTAGATTAGTCCCTGACGTTCACAGTCCAGAAGCGCCTCCACTTCGGCCTCGCTCACGGGGTCAATCGGAACGAGGCCGAGTATCGTGCGTTTCTTTTTATCAATCCACAGACAGTAGCAAGCGTCCACGGGTATTTCCGGGTTCTGGCGCTTGAACAGGTAGGCGTAAATACCCAACTGCCATTCAAGCGGGCGGCGGTGGAGTTTCTGGGTGGTCTTAATATCGACCAGAATTGCGCCTTTTTTGCCCGCATAGACCATATCAATAGCCGAGGCGACTAACTCATAGTCTGAAACGGGATATTCGCTATAAACGAACTTTAGGCCCAATTTCTTGTATTCGTCGATAAGCTCAGATGCAAAGACGGCTTCGCCGTTTTCGTAGTTCTGGAGTTCCCGGTGGATAGCCGTGCCTTCTTCGGCCGCTTTTTTGAGCGTGGCCTCCGGTATTCCTGAGTAGTCGGCGCTAAGTCCGTGCTTTTTCATAAGCTCGGTAACGCCCATGAGGAGCTTATCGTCGTCCAGCATATAGCTGTGCGAAACCTCCTCAAAAAAGATTCTGTTACTTACGTTGAGTTCCATTCTGGGTAACTGCTTTTACACGTGCGTTGTAGGCTTTCTTAAACTCGGGGTCCTTACCGTAGTAGGGCGAGTAGTAGTCCCACGCCTGTTTGAGTTGTTCTGGCGTGGTAAGGGTAGGCAGGTACTCTTCAATTACCTGTTTGAGCGTTTCTGCGGCGGCTTTCTCTTGCTGATACTTGGTAGCGTCGTTGGCCCAATAAACATCAGCGCCAATGCCGAGCGAGCGGCACGCCTGAGAAATAGCGTCTGTGTAGGCTTTCTTGGCCGCGTCGTCGTCGAGGAAAAGTCCGTTTTTCTCGTTGGCGATAACCATAGCGCCCCCGAAACCCTCAATGGGCTTCGACCATTCGCCGTTGATTTTAACGTAGAGATTGAGCTTCAGGTAAACGGCCCTTTCGTTCCCGCACTCTTCCGTCCATTGCTTGACGATTTCGGTGTACCAGCCTTGACCGGCCGGGCCAAATTCCCTCGTTAGCGTCTGGATTCTCCAAAGCGGGTTAATGTCCGTCTTACCCTTCAATCTGCCCGCCTGAATGTCGCGTTTGGCCTCCGGCGGGACTTCGCGCACCCTGTTATAGAGCGCAAGATTCGGGTTTTCTTCCATAGGTTATAACATTCCACATTTGTACTCTTCGTAGTGGTATCGGTCCACGGCGATACGGTGGAGGATTTCCCGGGCCTCTTCGGTGTCGGCCTCTTCCTCGTTAATATCGGCCCAATAGGACCGCCGGGCTTTCTCGATAAGCTGTTTATCCTTCTCCGTCATTCATCAACTCCTTTAACGCTTCCTGATTCCGGCAATAGTATCCGGCCATGAAAAAGCCGCGTGAAATCCGGTCGAGCATCTTGTAGATAACGCTGCCCTCAATTTCGCCGATAGCCAGCATAGCGCAAGCGAACCGCTTAGCGCCCTCTTCGCCGATTGACTTATGCGTTGCCTCCATAACGGATTCAAAGCAATCGTCGTAGCAATTATTGACGTGCTCAAATACTTCCTCGGTAGCCATATTAGCGTCTAACGCTTTTTTCATGGCATCTTCCAATATCTTATCCATAGCTTGCGATATACCCCGCCCGAAAAAGGGCGGGGCGTTAAAAGGTTCTAAACTAATTCTCGGCAAGGGCGCACCGCAAACCCGTAGGAACGTCCGCCGTTGTCCAACGGGTTAACGCCGCCTGAACTGAAGTTCAGGTTACGGGCGTAGGTCTGAGAGTTGTAAACCGGCATCGAGGTCCAGTAAGCACCCTCGTTGCCTACATACTTGGCCTCGCCTTTGTTGTTGGGCTTGTAGCCTGCGGCCCAAAGGAAAATGTGGTTTCCGTTAGGTCCCTCAATGTCGTAGCCCTTGTTTTTGTCGTCCCACGTCCACTTACAGCACTCGCAAAGCTCGGCCATAGCAGTACCGGACGGGAGGTATTCGCCAAAGGTCTTTAGGGCTGTTTCCCAATCATAGTGGCCGGAGGCGTTAGCATCAGCCCACTGGCGGCCGGACGGGAGCCCGAGGTCCACCCACTTACAGGAATCTGGGTCAAATTGGCCCACTTTTTTCTCACAGAGCTTTTCAAACTGAGCTTTAAGCTCTTTGAGGTTCTTTTCTGCGGCGGTAATCTTTTCCGCAAATTCTTCAATCGGTGTCATTGTTATACGGTTTAAATTCGTAGAATGGCTTGATAGTACCCTTCTGGGTTCCGCGCGGAATGGCCTCCAGACGTTTGCAACGTTTGGTTTCCGGGGTGTAGTAGGCAATCAGGGCTTGCTCGTCAATGATATAGCCCTGACGCTGTA